GATCGGGTCGGCAACATGTTGTGCTATAAATGCAGGCATCGCTGAACGAACGAAGCGACGCTGGAGGAATTTAGGACCCTCCTTAAGCATATAGCCATTGGCATCAACATAGGTATCGAGCGGATGCTTCGAACCGTCGTAGAAGTAAACAGACGATTCTGCCATCTTAAGATGCATGCTGAAGCGGCGGCCGAGATAATCATCGAATGCTAATGGCTTATCACCTTTAGCACGATCCGGCCACTGCTTGCCAGTCCAATAAGGATATATGTAGCTAGGCCAATGGCAGAGATGATCATCGCCGTATATCCATATTGGCATAGGCCACATTGAACGCCAATGAGCCGCCTCTCGCCATTGATTATTGCGGCGCAAATCGCGATAAACGTAGTCGCTCCAAACCTCAAAGGCGAACCAACAATACATGGTATCGCCCCACGAGGTGAGCAATGAGCCAGAAAACATCATCCCAATGACAAGTCGATCCTCGCCGTTGAAAAGATGAAGGAACTTACTGACAAGATCATCAGTAGCCCACTCGGCAAGGAAGCGCAGCACAGGATAGTCCGGAGCCTCAGCATTGTAGAAGAACATCATCAACATCCCGATAAGCGTAAGAACATGCGGGGTCAGGGAGAAGTCCAACTTCTGAAAATCCCCGTCCGCAGAAAACCACTCAAAGGTGGAATCCTCGTACTGTACAAGATGGCGACGGAGAAAATCCATGCCATGAGTGCTCTTACTCCAGCCGATAGCAACCGGCGGTATCGTATAGAAGAGGTCGAGAGTAGGTCCAAACAATGCACGATCGACGGCGTACTTGAAGTAGGGGACGACGAATATGAGCCTAGCCTTCTCAAGGTCAGCCCAAGGATCAGCCATCTCAGCCTTGACGAATATGGAGACTATGTGCTTACGAAGCACATCACCAACATAATGCGAACGGTCCGCATTAGTACCAGTGATGGTGGCCCTCAGCTTATGGAGGATGGAGACGAACTCCGAATCCCCAGCCACTTGCGCCTTACGCTTAGTAGCTCGCGTGACATACTTGATTATAAGATCGCCGAGCTCGGTTTTACCCTGCTCGTAAAGATTAATGCCAGCAGATTTCTCAAGGATGTCTTCACGATGACGGTGAGGAAATAGCTCAGGTTGGAGCAAGACCTGACCGTAACCAGACACCTTGAGTATGCTTG